ATCGATATTAGCGTTTGTCGGTGTGTAGTTTGTGGCTGTGTGATCCGCAGAGAGATCGTCCCCACTGAGTACGACAACTCCCGTGAGGCCGTTCACGGAATCGACGGGAGCGCTCGTGAGATAGGTTCCATCATCGTTGAAGCGCCCAACATCGATCGTACTGATTGCAGTACTCACGCTTTGATTACTGGCGTCGCCGAGGAAGATCTTTCCGTCATCGAGGTTAGGAGTAGCGTTACTACGACCCGCTCCCCCTACTTTGAGGATGCCCGCACTCGCATCGGCACGAACAACGCGCCCGATGTTTTGGATGAGGTTCGCCTCTCCCGCTGGCGCTGAGTTCGTGAGTGCGCCCGCAGTCGTCTCGGAAACGTAGAGCGTGTCTCCACGGCTCAAAGAGTATGTCGTTGTGTTGTAGGCTTCCAAGTTTCCGAAGGTGACAACCTGTACCTCGGCTCCTGAGTTTGCGTTGTGTGCAGCGAGGCCAAACGCGGGCATCGTTGAGGCGGAGTCTGCTCGTGCAAGTCCCACGGTCGGGACGGATCCCGAGACGCCGATGATATAAACAGCGTCACCTTTATTGATGGGACCACCGCTCGCGTTCTGCGCTTTGAATTGGACGGCTCCATTAAGGTTACTCCACGCAGTGAGATAGCGCTCGTCCTCGGATCCGAGAGAGTGAGTCACGTCTGCATCGGGGATCACGTCAGCGCCGATTGTGATCTCTCCCGCGCCTCCTGGATCGATGACGATGTCGCCGACTCCTGAAGTGATGCTGTGTCCATTCACATCGAGATCACCCCCGAGTTGAGGAGTAGTATCATCGATGAGCTCAGAGTCTACGTTGTCAATGCGGTCGAGCTTCGCGTCGTCGAACGTGCCCCCCATATCTGCGTTAACGATGATCGCGTCGTCTGCGTCATAAGTGACTCCGCCGCTCGTCCCCCCAGTCGAGATCTTATAATAATCCCCTTGAGTGGCGTTCGCGAGTGTGGTCCCAAAGTCCGCGACATCGATCGTCCCGCGATACGTGATTCCACTCACGATCCCTGCGATCTCTGCTTGGAGGCCTGCGGGCGTCACGGCGATCAGTTCGCTTGATCCTCCCGCCTCGGCAATCGTGGCGAGTCGAACTTTGCCTGATGTGGTCGTGGTCGCGTCAGCGATGGAGGCCGCTCCCCCTGATGTGTAAATTACGCTCATTAGATTCCGCGCTCCCATAGAGTGAGGTACGCAGTAACTTCCGCGCCCCCTGAGTTTGAGATTGAGATTTTCAAGGCACTGAACAAGGGCGCTTCTTTGCCCGCGAGCATCACCAGGTCATCCGCACCCGACGCCAGAATATGCTCTTTGAACTCGACGTGCCCTGCGGGACGGAGTGACACGTCGAACGTTGCGCCGACGGGTAAATCCCCTACGCTGATCTGAGCGTTCGCGGGATATGAATCCATCTTCCAACGTGTGACGCTCGAGTCGAAGATGATGTCTCCGTCGCCTGTGCGACTGAGTTGAATTGTTTTGTATGCGCTCATGGGCTAGCTCCTTTTAACGGCAGTATAACAGATCAATGATACTCACTCCCCACAACCTCGAGCCACCATCCATCGAGCTCGGGTGAATCGTCCTCGATGATGTCTCCGCGCTCATCGATCATCGAGCCGAAAGAATCGACATAAGAATGTGAGAAGCGATCTCGCCTCAATACTGAGTGAGCAATCCAGAGGGAGAGTACTGTATCGTCATGTTTCTCGCGACCGAGTCCCCAAAGTTCTGATATCAGTGGCTCAATCATGCGGCGATCATGTTCGGTACGGGATGGGAGAATGACTTTGCCATTCTCGAAGAGGACGCTCAGCGACGCAACACCCGACCATGGATCCGCTTTCTTCGCGCCCGTGGTCAGATGAGGAACGAGAGGAAGATCGGTGGAGGACTTCAAGCCCACGTAGTGCATTTCTCCGAAAGCGTTACGCTCGACAGCCACGGAGCTCACGCGCCCCCCGAAACGGTTGAACTCCTCGAGGACTGCTCGCTTGAGCTGCGCGGGAGTTAGACCTCGCTTACGGTAGAGTCCGAGGAGATAGTGATCTCCAGAGTCGAGGTCTCTCGCCCAGGTCGTCCCGACCGTGAAGTCTGTGTCTCGTGCCTCTGCTTCGGCGACGCTCTGCACGAGCGAGAAGTCCCATCCCTGCACGATCTCCAAGCGCTCTACGTGCGGCGGGATCTGATACATCGACAGTTCGCTCCCTCTATTTTTGGCATCACTGAGCCACTCGAATCGAAACGCAGAAGCCGAGTCATCTTGAACCGCGTGCTGAAACTCGCGGCTGAAGAGTTGAGCACCCATCGATCGCCGTTCCCTCAGCAGGTATTCGATCGGACGCTCCTCGGGCCATAGCACCTCTGATTCTCCTTCGATGCTGACTCCGCAGATTACCTCTCTCCCCTCGCGCGTCTCCGTCTCGTAGCTGTATGAGGTCGGCATGCGCTTAATCGCAGGGTCTTCGATCAGAGCCCATGAGGGATCATTGATCATATCCCCGTAGAGATCATCATAATGTTTGCGAGTTCCGATAACGGCGATCAAGCCTCCACGCGAGAGCATCGGGAGGACTGTGGCCTTGAACCAGCGCTTAGTTTTCGCGCGTTGTGCTGCGGTGTGACAGCTCATATCAGACTCGAGGTCATCGGCGAGAACGAGATCAAAGTGCGCTCCCGTCACGGCTCCCCCTGAGCCGATCGCGGTGATCGTAGGATCGACGCTCTCAAGGTTGCGAGGGACATACACTTGAGTTTGAGTCCAGGGCGTATTCTCATCCTCGAAGGGAAGGCAACCGATCGAAGCATCTGATCCCCAATCCGAGACGATGCGCTCGGAGCGGAGGAGCGCCTTCACTCGCCTCATCCTCTTCTCAGCTTGGCTCGATGACTCACAGATCCAGAGGATTCGCACGTCGCGATTCAGAGCGATCGCGCGGACTGCGTAAGAGATCGCGGCTTCAGTTTTCCCGTGATCGCGAGGCGCGAGCACAAGCTGACGCCCTTTGTCGCCTTGCTCTCGGGCGGACTCCCATGTGCGATCGAGTTGATCAAACCACCTCGAGCGATGCGCAGCGTATCTCATCCCGCAGTAATACGAGTCGAAGAAGACACATGACATGCGCGACAGTGCGCGACGTTCTTTTGGGCTCGAGGGTAATAAAACTCGTGACATCTTGACTCCTCTCCTATATGTCAATCGTATCATAACACACACAGGAAGGAACTCGATGCTCTGCTTAATCGCTGTTATCTCAATCTATGGGGCGCAGATCGGAAGTGACCCCGCTCAACGTGCGCTCGATATATGTCGCGAGGTCGAACACCGCGCGAAGGCGCGAGAGCTGGATCCGATGATCGCGGTGGCGATCGCTGCCGAAGAATCCCGATTCACTCGTCCCATCAGCAGCGCTGGCGCAGTGGGACCACTTCAAGTGTTGCCTCATTATTGGTGTCCCAAGAAAGGCAACTGCAACGAAATCGAGGCGGGCCTCGATGCGATGGCCTATTATCTCAAGCGTGCTCGAGGGGTCGAGAGTAAAGCGTTCATGTGGTACGCTGGAGGAGAGGGACCACGCTCAAGAGACTATGCTCGGAGAGTCAGTAAGCGTTTGAATTACTTACGTAAATCAATGTCTCGTCGCTCAAAGCCAACTTCACACTGACCTCCTCCGCAGGCTCCCTCACTCATCATCTCCGTGTTATCCTCTGACTCAAAGACCTCAGAGTAATCAACGGGTTGATAGAGATCTCGGAGGATTTGCCACCGCTCAACAGCCTCGATCTTTTTGAATCGATGAAGGTCTGCGATCTCGATCTCATCGGGATCATAGATTTTTTGAAACGGGGCTTGAGGATAGTCATAGTCTCCTGACGCTCCGAGACACGATACACCCCCGAAGTCTGAGCGACCGTCGAGTAACGTTTGAGCCACGTCGTCCCACTCTGATTCCGAGACTGTACATGTGTTCGAGACATTGTGAGTTAGGTTCGCGACGCTATTCGGGCGCGAAGTCCCTACATGTACCCAGCTCTTTTGAACTCGTTTGACCCAGCTCAAGAACTCTGTCGCGCTCAGGTCATCGCGAGTCAGCGCTCCCGAGGGAGCCTCAATCGCGAACTCGATACAATAGTCCTCTCCCGAGGAGCTCCACACGCTATCACTCACCGCATGGGGATTCGCTTGAGCAAATGCTTGCGCGATCGCTGAATGCTTCGGGACTTGGATGCGTCGGATATAGCGTCGCGAATGTTCAGGGTGAACGCCACTCGCGCAACCGAGATTTACAGCCGCGTTGCCGCTCGGTTTGACGCACGTCACACGTGCGGGAGGATTGGCGAGACCGACGCGCTCCCAACTCTGCGAGGCTGTGCGCGAGGCGATCTCCGCGAGATGTCGCAGGGTTGCGCGATCCCGAGCCCATGCAGGAGCACCGCTCAGTCCCGTCAACGATACGCCAAGAAGACACTCCCTCTCGAGGATTTGTCGGGTCGCTGTAGACGAGAGATAGTCTCCCTCAGTGCCTGTGTACTTCGCTTGAATGAGCCCGAGAATCGTGGCGAAATATACGGCGGTCTCAGCGTCCCTCATGTTCTCCCATGCGCTCGCGTTGACCTCACACAAATTGCAAAACTGCCACGCGCTCTCGAACGTGTAACCTTGCTCCTCCCACGCTCCCCGAAGCGCGGGGTCCAGTAGGTCTAGCGAATACTCACAGATTTCAGTACCCTCGGGATCGCGAATGTAAACAGGGCACATTCCGATCTCGACGCATGGATTGAACGTGATCTCCGTCGAGTCAGCCCAAATCACCCCAGGCTCTCCGAAGCTGCGCGTTGATCTGAAGATGCGCTCAAACTTGGCTTCAGCTGCATCGTCGTCACGGAGCACAAGCGCGGAGATGTTAGCTCGAGCGCGATAAGGGTACTGATCCCACCATCCCGCTTCGCTCTTATATTCGACCATCTCTTCATC